AATCCCTAATAGCCGAACTCGACGTCCTATATCCCCTTCGAGCCCCTCAATTAGACGAGACCGACCGCCAAATCTTCTTCAAGGCCGGTCAGCGTGAGCTGGTTGACAAGCTGAAGGCCCGTCTCCAGTACACCAAGGAACTCGCCTGATGTGCATCGGTCCTCTTGCCTCCAAGAAACCCAAAGCTCTGCCCCTACCGCCACCTCCCCCACCACCCAAGCAGATCGCACCACCGGCAGACCCCGCAGACACCAGCGCTGCAAAGACTGCGAAGGCACGCAAAAAGGGCACCTCCAGCCTCCAGATACCACTAGGTAGCTTCGGTGGGACTGCTGGCCTGAACCTCCCCGGCTAACGGATGTTGCTGATACCCGGCGAGCTGAAAAAGCGATACGACGAGTGGGCTCAAAAGAAACGCGAACCGTTTCTTAGACGTGCGCGCGAGGCGTCCGCCTTGACGCTGCCAACATTGATTCCTCCCGAGAGCCACACGGGCGAGAACGACTTACCTAGCCCCTACCAGAACATGGGCTCACGTGGTGTGAACAACATCGCATCTAAGCTGTTGCTGATTATGTTCCCGCCGAATCAGCCGTTCTTCCGAATGGTAATCAACGACTATGACACGCAGAAAGAGACCGACGGGAACCCCGACGCCAAGAAGGATGTAGAAGAGGCTCTAGCTCGCTACGAGAACGCTGTCATTCAGAACATCGAGACATCAGACGCTCGCGTGAAGATGTTCCAGACCATGAAGCACTTGGCTGTCTCTGGCAACGGACTAGTGTTCAACCAGGACGACGGCAACACCCGGCTTTACGCACTCGACCAGTACGTCATCAAGCGTGACGCATCCGGCAACGTCCTAGCGCACATCGCGATGGACAGAGTCGCGCCAATAGCTCTGGATGAAGCCACTCAAGCAGCCTTACAGGGCAAGGTCGAACCCGACCAGATGGCCGAGGACCACAAGCTGTACACTGGTGTTGCCTGGGACGGCAAGAAATGGCGTGTCTGGCAAGAGGTTGCTGATACCGTAATTCCTCGCTCACGGGGAACGTACACCAAGAAGAACAACCCGTGGCTGCCGATTCGCCTGGAGGCAATCGACGGCGAGGACTATGGGCGCGGTTACGTCGAGAACTTTATAGGTGACTTGCAGTCCGCTGAAGGTCTGTCCGAAGCAATCGTAGAGGGTGCGCGTAATGCCGCCAAAGTGATTTGGATGGTGAGTCAGAATGGATTCACCAGGATAGAAGACCTTGTTAAGGCTCCGAATGGTGGTTTTGTTTCAGGGAGCCCCGACGATGTCCAGGCGCTCCAGTTACAAAAGTCCACGGACTTCAACACGGCCTTCCAGGCACTACAGGGCATCGCTGCGGACCTGAGCCGCGCATTCTTGATGAACACCTCAGTACAGCGCCCCGGTGAACGCGTCACTGCCGAAGAGATTCGCTTCGTCGCGCAGGAGCTTGAAGACGCACTCGGCGGTGTTTACTCGGTGCTTGCCCAGGAGCTGCAGTTACCGTTCCTGAAGTACCGCATCATGCGCCTAGAGAAGCACAAAAAGCTTCCCAAGCTGCCCGACTCCGTGAATCCCACCATCACCACCGGCCTACAGGCGCTTGGTCGTGGCCACGATTTGGAGCGACTAAGAGTCCTGGTTGGGCAAATTGCTCAGCTCGGTCCCGAGGTGGTGGACAAACACGTCAACATGGGTGGCCTGATTGGCCAGCTCGCAGCCGCACTGAACGTCGAACCAAAGGGTCTTATCAATGACCCGCAGGACATCGAGCAGCAGGAGCAGCAGCAGCAACTTATGGCAATGCTTCAACAAGCAATGCCTGGAATTATGAGCATGGCTGACAACCAGTTAACGAATGCGCAGAACGCGCAAGGAGATGCACAGCAATGACAGACGCAAACCCACTGAAGCTCGGAGAAGACAGCGCCAAGATAGGTCCCGACGTTTCTGACCTGATGGCTCAGAAGCAAGCTGAAAAAGCCGCCGAGCAAGAGCAACACGGTGGAGCAGGTACTCCCAGCCCACAGCGGCCTCCGTCAATGAAAGGTGACGACGTCGTTGTCATCAACGGCGAAAAGTACCAGCGGACCAACCACTAAGTGACGGAGAACGTCCAGCTCGATATTGGTGGAGACCAATCCGCGCCGCCTGAAGGCCACGCTGATGCAATGGCCCATAGGTTTGACAACCAAGGGCAACCACCACCGCCCGCGAACAACGAGCCACAGCGTCCTGAAAATGTCCCCGAGAAGTTCTGGAAGGATGGCAAGGTTGACACTGAAGGCTTGTTGCAAGCTCACGGTGAACTAGAGACCAAGCTTGGAGCTAACACTCTAGAGCCAGAAAGACCTGACCCGAAGGCGCTCGAGTCCAACAATGAGCCGGGGCTACAGGGCCAGCTTGGCATCGAGTCGGATTCGTGGGCGCGCTACACACGAGAAGCCGGCGGTGAGGGTCTTTCTGACGAGTCCTACACAGAGCTGGCTGCCAAGGGTCTTGACCGGCAACTGGTAGACACGTACATCGAAGGCCAGAAGGCTGTCGGTGAGCGTATCGTCTCCAGCGCCAAGAGCATGTTCTCAGGCGACGACGCAACGCAAACCGAACAGTACGGCACGATGACAGCCTGGGCGCAAGAGAACTACACGCCCGAGCAGGCTGAGTCCTTCAATGCCGCCATGAACAGTGGCAGTCAGGACAAGGCAGCCGAAGCTTTCCGTAACATGAAGTCCAACTACGAGAACGTTGAAGGCGTACGCCCGAGCCTCGTTAGTGGTGACGCAGGACGCAGCGATGGTGGGGACACCTACGCGTCGATGCAACAGGTTACCACCGACATGAAAACTCCGCTGTACAAGACTGACCCCGCCGAGCGTGCGCGGGTTCACGCGAAGCTCGATAGGTCGAACATCTAAGCTTCTCCCACCCAGGTCCATCTCCTGCCTGGGTACCTTCGCCCAGGTCCATCTCCTGCCTGGGTACCTTCGCCCCGGTGCAATGCCGGGGCGTCCTTATTTATCAGTTTACTTCGAGTGCAAAACGCCTAGTTATGCTTGGCATTCTGTAGTCGAAGTAAACCCGTCTGATGAGATAACGCTACCTGTTACATGCGGTCGGCCAGCCGTCTTGTTAAAGGCAGCCTGTAGTAAGTCCGAATGCAACGGACGCCCAGTTACACCCAAGCCCACCGAGGTGGACACCTTGTGGTTTGTACGCGGCAACGTGCTCAGGACACCCCGCGTCCCGTTCCAGGGACATCGTGTTCAACAACCACATAGGTATTTTTATGACCGCTGCAACCGTATACAATCCAGGGCAAGACAATGGTGCGGGCGACGTCAACGCACTGTTCCTTAAGGTCTTCGGTGGTGAGGTACTGACTGCGTTCCAAGAAGTGAACGTAATGATGGACAAGCAGATGGTGCGAACCATCCAGCATGGTAAGTCCGCTCAGTTCCCCGCAACTTGGAAGGTCAACTCTTCGTATCACACTGCTGGAGCCGAGATTGTCGGCCAGTCCGGTAACGTTTCTGAGCGCGTCATCACCATTGACGACTTGCTGATTGCCGACGTCTTCATCGACGTACTAGATGACGCAATGAATCACTGGGATGTCAGCTCGGTTCTGTCCAACGAAGCTGGGCGTGAACTCAGCTATGCATTCGACAAGAACTCGCAGCAGGTTGGTGTGTTGGCTGCGCGTGCTGCCGCAACTGTCACTGGTGGTAACGGTGGTGGTTCCAGCACCAACGCTGGCTACGGCACCACGGGCTCCACCATTGCCACCGGCATCTTCCTGGGCGCGCAGACTCTCGACGAGAAAGACGTGCCTGAGAACGACCGCTATGCAGTGATGCGTCCAGCTAAGTATTACCTCGTTGCTCAAACCACCGACGTCATTAACCGTGACTGGGGTGGGGCTGGCGTCTACTCCGAGGGTGAAGTGCTGAAGGTCGCTGGTATTCACATTGTGAAGTCCAACCATCTTCCCGAGACCAACATCACCACTGGTCCGACTGCCTACCAGGGTAACTTCGCAACCACCACTCAGCTCATCTTCCAGAAGGGCGCGATGGGTACCGTGAAGCTGCTCGACCTGTCCATGAGCATGGACTGGGATTTCCGTCGAAGAGGCCACCTCATCGTCGCCCAGTACGCACTTGGTCACGGCATCCTGCGGCCCGAATGTGCGTTTGAGCTGAAGACCGCTTAGACCCACCAGCAGTACCAAAAGGGACACCTCATTCCGGGGTGTCCTTTTTTTCATTTTCATAAACGAGGTTTGAATGACACTTCACGTCCTCCTTGATGACGTCACGTCTGGTAGTTCTACCGGCGCTGCCGTTCAAGCGCAGAACTACCGCAGTAAAGAGTACGGAATCGTCCAGGTGAAGATTACCAATGCAGCCACCGTGAAACTCCAGGGCCGCACCTCCGCAAACCTGGAGTTCGAGGACATCCTCGATTCTGACCTCGTCGCCAGCGGAGCTATCCGCGTCACTTTATTTCCTCTGATGCGCGCAACGGTAGCCGGTAACAACGGTACGACACGCGTCGAACTCTTCGAGTAACCCTTCCATGAATCTCTTTAAGACCCTTCTGGGCAAGGGTGACTCGCCCGTGCCCGCTACCAGCGTTCCTCAGTCGGAACCCGGACAAGAAGCACCAACAGTTACCACTGTCGGCCACCCCATTCACGTGAACGAGGCGGGCAACAGTCAGCGCTCTCGCCTGCGCCATCTCAGCCGCCTGCTGAACCTCGCGGATGCCGTCTCCAAGCCGAACGTGCTTGAAGAGAAACGCGCAGAGCTTCTGCAGGAGTACGAACGGCGAATTCTCCAACTCAAGTTGATCGGCATCGAAGTCCCTCAAGACCGCGTGGGCGTCGAGAAGCTGATTGCGCAACTTAGGAAGTAACCATGGCCTGGAATCTTTACGACAACACACGACTGGGACAGTACGAGGGCAACACGCTTAACTACGAGACGCTGACAACCATCAAGGCTGCAATCGTTACTTCTGTATACTCCGTCGACCAGAACACGCACGACTTCTTCGATGACATCACGAACGAAGTGACCGGAACCAACTACACGGCAGGTGGTAACGTAGTCGCAAACATGACCGTGACGATGAACGCTTCTGGTCTGGTGACAATCGATGGAGATGACCCCACAACGTGGGCACAGCACGCGTCTGGTTTCAGCAACGGACGACGCGCCATTTTGTACAACGACACGGGCACCGCCAGTACTTCCCGCTTGATTGCTTTCAGTGACGACTTCGGGGCCGACAAGGGTAATGTCTCGGGCGACTTCAGCATCCAGTTAGACGCAGCAGGCATCTTCGACTCTCCGAGGTAGTAACAGAATGATTATAGGTGGAGGAAAGAAATGACGGTAACGGCTGAGAAATTAAAAGACTCAGTGCAAGCCGGGGGCGATCGTCTCGTGCGATACCGTTTCACCGACTCGGTTGACGGCGAGATTCGGCATGAATCCATTCGCATGGGCAGCGAGGAGAATGCGGACACAAGAGGCCAAGTCCGCGCACGGGCCATCGAAACCTCTAAGCCGATTGCGCTTCAACAAGCGCAAAAACAGATCGATCAAGAGGCACGCGAGACTGCCGCGCTAGAGGCCGAGGCGGCCAAAAATCCTGACTGGGACGATGGGGCCCCGCAAGTAGTTGGGGAGCTGGAGTAATGGCGGGGCGATTCTTTCCCGTTAAAAGCGGGTTCGGAACCGCCACGGCCTCACAGGATGTGAGTGTTGCCGCTGCGCCGACGGGAACGTTTGCCTCTATCGGGGCGGCAAATTGCTACGCTACGATTGAAGACGCCATTGCGTCGGGGAAACCCTCGAACAACTTTACGACCGGCGATACTGTTATTTGTAGTCATTTGCACTCGCAAAGTCTGGCGGGCACTTCTTGTTATTTTGTTGGCGCGGCCGTAGGCGAGGACATTAAAAAAGTTCTTAGCGTCGACGACAGTAACGCCGATCAGCTAAAAGCGGGGGCCACCCTTGGGGGGCGGGGGTTATTTACGACCGCTAATGAGTCGTGGTACTTTTACGGCTTAACCATTGAGTCAGGCTGGGGCGGTTCTGTCGTTTGGGTATACCAGTCCGGGGTCTATGTGCATTTCCAAAGCTGTACCTTCACGTCAACGTCAACGTCGACGGGGATGGACATGTTTCTTGTCTCAGGAGATGCGTCGCAAGTAATTGTGGAGGATGGCACCTTCAAACTTAACCGTGTCGACCAAACGGTGGTGCAAATAAGCGGTCGCGCACACATAACGTTTATCGGCGGGCAGATTGACGGCATCGGCGTCAGTCCGAGAAGTTTCACGGAGGGCGGGTATTCCTCCGGCGGCGGATATGTCCGAGTGCTGGGAACGGACCTTAGCAACATGGATTCTAATGCTGCGTCTTATCTGGTCAAAGGGGCGGGCAGCGCCAGAACCGTCGACGATGTAATTTTTGCGCAGTTTTATAACGTTAAGCTTCCGGCAACCTTTGGTGGTGCCGTAGACGAAACGCTTTCTCAGGTGTCGTCGCCGATTCGTATTGAGTTAATAGGCGTGTCACCGACCAACCCGCATGTGTACGAGTTGCATCTTCCGGAGGGAACGGTAAAAAGCGTCACCAATCACAATTTGAATACATCGACTAACCTGCAGCCGAGCACAAATTATTCCTTCGAGGTCGAGACGTCGTCGTTAACCAGTTTCTTTCAGCCGCTTCGGTTTAGATTGCCTGTCAAGTACGCGGATTTAAATGCGAGCGCCAGCGATGTATTGACCCTTGAGGTTAATAGTGAGGTTTCCCTTGATGGCGATGATTTAAAACTTTACCTGGGTTACGCGGACGACGCTGATCCGATGATTATGAATTTTTTGGGCAGCCACGACGCGCCCGAGTCCGGGAAGTGGGCGGGACACCAAAACATGCTGGGCG